GTCTCACCAGTGTGCAGCTCGCCATCATCACCGCAGTGCTCAACGCAGCAGCCGGTGCATGGGTAGCGTTCGAAGGCCACATCAACCCCGTCGCATGGGCCAGCGTGAACATGGTCCTTGGCGTGGCTATGGCTATCGCCCGGGTGGTGTCGCAGCCGAAGGTGACTGGAGAGCAGAAGTGAAACGCCTCCACGCCATCCTCCTGTTCCTATACCTCGCCGCCTGTGTCGCTGTGATGATCGGGAAAGAGGTGTGGATCTACTCACGCAAGAGGAAGCGTCATGGCATGCGCCGCATGTGAACGCCGAAGAGCCTGGCTGAAGAAGTGGGCACAGATTGCCTGGGAGAGATCACGTGGAATCGTTACTGATCCAGCTACTGGAAGAGCAGCGGAAGACGAACCAGCTGCTGCTGATGCTCGTGGAAGCACTGAGCGAAGAGACTGAGCAGGATGAAGAGCCGAGCACCTACATGGACGGCTCGAGGGTGAGCTGATGGTCAAGCTGAAGATGCACAAGCCGCATCAGCTGAAGATGGCTGACACCCAGCCAGTCAAGGTCGCAGTGGTAGCAGACAGGCGCATCACTGGCCGCAGGCTGCAGGCTCGTCGCTATGCGGTATGGCTGCGTGATCCTACGTGTGCGATGTGCGGCCGAGTCGTCGCCTATCCATCAGGCTTCGAGCTTGACCACATTGTGCCGCTCTTCATGGGAGGCGAAGACGTAGAAGAGAACTGCCAGGTGCTGTGCGTGCACGTCGAGATGATCGATGGCCAGCGCGTCAAAACTGGATGCCACGTCAGCAAGAGCGCGCTGGAGCAGTAGGCGCCCCGCCCTACTCCGGGGGGGTACTAGAACCTCCAGAATCCTCCGACTCAGGAAACCGCGCCCTCCCGCATCCGTAGATTAAATCCAGCTTAACGAGGGCCGTTAACCATGGCGTTAACTGAACAGAAGCGCCGCTACGCCGCTGCGCGGCTGTCCGGTTTAGGAAAGAAAGCCGCCGCCATTGAGGCTGGCTGCCCAGAGAAGACCGCAGCACAAGCAGGCTCGCGCTACGAGAAAGACCCAGACGTGCAGGCCGCCATGGGGCGCGCTGTGATCGCCGCAGAAATTCGCCGAGACCAGCCGGCTGCAGACCCTGATCCGCATATCCCAGCAAAGGCCGGCGATCCGCTGGAGTTCATGCGGCAGATGATGAACGATCTTGAGGCCGACCCTAAACTGCGCCTGGACGCGGCAAAGGCGCTGGCTGCGTTCACGGTTGCAAAGCCTGGCGAGCAGGGCAAGAAAGAACAGAAGGCCGATGCGGCAAAGAAGGCGGGCGCAGGACGTTTCGGGCAGATCGCTCCGCCCCGCCTGGCTGTCAACAACACACGGTGATTTAAATGGAATGGTCCACTGCTTGCCCGGACTGGGAACAGCGGATCATTTCTGGGCGCTCGCTGGTGCCGATAGCGCCGCTGTTTCCTGATGAGGCTCAGTCTGGCCTTGATGTGATGCGGCAGCTGCGCATTGTCGACGCTCCGGGCAGCCCAACTATCGGCGAGGCGTGCGCGCCATGGGTATTTGACTTCGCCGGGGCCGTGTTCGGCTCCTACGATCCAGACACTGGTAGGCGCGAGATCAAGGAATTCGCGCTCGTCATTCCGAAGAAGAACTCGAAGTCGACCATCGCAGCCGCGATCATGCTGACGCTGCTGATCCGAAACTGGAGGCAGTCTGCCGAGCTGATCGTGCTGGCACCGACTATCGAGGTCGCCCAAAACGCCTTCGCCCCGGCGCGCGACATGGTGAAGCATGACGAGGAACTGGCCGATCTGCTGCATGTACAGGAGCACATTCGGACAATCACGCATCGCGGCACCGGGGCAACGCTGAAGGTTGTCGCAGCTGACTCCAACACGGTTGGCGGCAAGAAGGCCAGCTTCATTCTGGTTGACGAGATCCACCTGTTCGGCAGCAACAACAACGCCGAGAACATGCTTCGAGAGGCAACTGGCGGTCTTGCGTCACGGCCAGAGGGATGCATCATCTATCTGACCACTCAGTCGGATAAACCGCCTGCTGGCGTGTTCCTGCAGAAACTGCAGTACGCCAGGGGGGTTCGCGACGGCCGGATTGATGACAAGCGCTTCCTGCCGGTGATCTACGAATTCCCGCAGCGCATGATTGATGCAGGCGAGCATCGCAAGCCGGAAAACTTCCACATCGTGAACCCGAACCTGGGTTACTCGGTGGATCGCGAGTATCTAGAGCGCGAACTGGCCAAGTCCGAAGAATCAGGCGAAGAGTCGCTGCGCGGCTTCATGTCGAAGTTTCTCAACGTCGAGATCGGACTGGCGCTGCTCAGCAATCGGTGGCCTGGCGCAGAGTTCTGGGAAGCCCAGACCCGTAATGGCATAACGCTAGAAACCATCTTGGAGCGCAGCGAGGTCGTCACGATCGGTGTCGATGGAGGCGGACTGGATGACTTGCTCGGCCTTGCCGTGATTGGGCGGGATGCAGAAACCCGCGAATGGCTCGCATGGTGCCGGGCATGGGCTCATCCGTCTGTACTTGAACGACGCAAGGACATTGCCGCGAACCTGCATGACTACGCCAGATATGGTGATCTTGTTCTGGTCAGTCGCATCGGTGACGACGTGGAAGAGGTCGCCGATATCGTAGAGCAGGTCGAGGCGGCCGGGCTGTTGTATCAGGTTGGACTTGACCCGTCAGGCATCGGAGCAATCCAAGAGGCCATAGCTGTGCGCGAGGTCGATCAGGAAAAACTGGTCGGGGTTAGCCAAGGTTGGCGCCTTGGGGGAGCAATCAAAACCGCTGAGCGCAAGCTGGCCGAAGGAGTGCTTCTAGTTGCCGACCAGCCAATGATGCGCTGGTGCTGTAGCAACGCCAGGGTAGAGCCAAAGGGCAACGCAATCCTTATCACCAAACAGGCCAGTGGCTCGGCAAAGATCGACCCACTGATGGCCTTGTTTAACGCTGTATCGCTGATGGCGACAAACCCCCCAGCGGCAACCAAGAAGTTCCAAATGTTCTTCGTCTGATACGCACCACCCCAACGAACCCGCCTAGTGCGGGTTTTCTTGTTTCTGGAGTGAAAAGCGAAAGGGTATAATGACGAAGCCCGAGGGTGCTGGTAACACCGGTCGGGCTTCTAACCAAACCTGAGGATGCAGGAAGTGGCTGAGACAATTCTATCGGACGTAGAGCGTTCAGGCATATACAAGATCGTTAACGCCATTACTGGAAAGCAGTACATAGGCAGCGCCAAGTGCTTCAGGGTGCGATGGAACGGTCATCGAGCACAGTTGCGGAAAGGGATACATCACAGTAATCCCCTGCAAAGGTCGTGGTTGAAGTATGGAGAAGAAGCCTTCAGTTTCATCATCCTGAGCTATTGCGAGCCCGTCGACCTGATCGAAAACGAACAGGCTGCGTTAGATCTTTACAAGCCTCAATACAACGTCTGCACAACGGCGGGCAGTTCGTTCGGCCGCTTTCATTCAGACGAGGCCAAAGAGAAAATAAGGATGAAAGCGCTGGCCAGGAAGTTTGGGCCTCGCTCAGCTGAGCACTGCAAGCGGATATCAGAAATACACCGAGGCAGAGCAAAACCAGACAGCGTGATGGCCGCTCTGCAGGCCGGCCGCGCTGCGCGTGTATATACCGAAGAGCATCGAAAGCAAATCTCGGACAGTCTGAAAGCGGCCTATGCGAGCGGACTAAGGTCGCGTGAAAAGTCGGAAGATCACAGAAACAAGATATCGCAAGCCTACTCCAAGCTTACCGAAGAGCAGGTGAGGCAGATCAAAGCCCTCAGTGCCTCGGGTGAAACAGGCCGATCGATCGCTGAGCAGTTTGGAACCACACCTTCGACCGTCTCCCAGATCATCAATGGGAAAAGGTACAGATGGGTCGTTTAGGCGAAACCCACGATTCATGAACCCGCTCCGGCGGGTTTTTTTATGCCCGGAGCAATCAATGAATAGAGCGTATTCCGCCCTTCATGTGAAGGATATTTCGGATGACGGCAGCGTTGTCCGGATCAAAGGCATCGCGTCCACCCCGACGGTTGATCGAATGGGGGACATCGTTAATCCGATGGGTGCGAGGTTCAAGACCCCGATGCCTTTGCTGTGGCAACACCAGCACGATAAGCCCGTTGGCCACGTCGTATTCGCGAAACCCAGCAAGAGCGGCATCCCCTTTGAGGCTGAAATACCAATCATCAAAGAGGCTGGCGTTTTAAAGGACCGCGTAGATGAGGCAATCCAGTCTCTTAGGCACCGGCTAGTAGCGTTCACTTCGATTGGATTCTCCGCAGTTCCCGACGCAATGAAGCGGCTCGCGGGCGGAGGATACGAATTCACTGAATGGAACTGGCATGAGCTGAGCCTAGTAACCATTCCTGCGCAGCCCGATGCCGTCATTACATCAGTTAAATCTCTAGGCGACGGCGACATGCCGGAGCAGTTGAGCAGAGAGCAAGTTTCCAAAATCAAGTCGATTGACGCCGATTTGCGGGCCGCGTCAGGCCGAGAGCAAAAGAGCGTTGATGGACTGGAAAACCCTGCCGGCGCTTCGGCAAAACACGGCAAATCAATCGCAACTCCGAAGCCCCAGGAGGGCCGACACATGCAAATTTCTGAGCAAATCAAATCCTTCGAGGCCTCGCGTGCTGCAAAGGCTGCCCGCCTTGAAGAAATCATGGCCAAGGCCGCCGAAGAGGGTCGCACCCTTGATGAGGCTGAGTCCGAGGAGTACGACGGCCTGCAGACTGAAGTCAAATCGGTAGATGGCCATCTGGTCCGCCTGCGCGATCTTGAAAAAGCCCAGGCATCCAAGGCCAAGCCGGTCGAAGCCGAAAAGGTCAACAGCTACGCCAAGGGCGCAGATTTCCGCGACAACGCGGTCATCCGTGTTGAGCGCAATCTGCCAAAGGGTACTGCGTTCACCCGCTACGCCATCGCGCTGGCGCGCTCTAAGGGCAACCTGATGCAGGCCCAAGAGATCGCCAAGGGCTGGGAAGACTCCACCCCGGAAGTGGCTACCGTGCTGAAGGCGGCCGTCGCTGCTGGCACCACGACCGACCCGGCATGGGCTGGTCCGCTGGTCGAGTACCAGAACATGGCGTCCGAGTTCATCGAGCTGCTGCGCCCGCAGACCATCATCGGTCGCATCCAGGGCCTGCGTCGCGTGCCGTTCAACATCAAGATGCCTGGCCAGACCTCCGGTTCGAGCGTGAACTGGGTCGGCGAAGGTGCGCCGAAGCCGGTTTCCGCGCTGGCATTCGATACCACCACGCTGCGCTTCACCAAGGCTGCCGGCATCGTCGTGTTGACCGACGAGCTGGTCCGGTTCAGCAATCCGAGCGCAGAGGCCATCGTTCAAGGCGACCTGATCGCATCCATGACCCAGTTCCTGGATCGTGATTTCGTCGACCCAGCCAAGGCTGAAGTCGCCGACGTTTCCCCGGCGTCGATTACCAACGGCGTGACCCCGATTCAGGCCAGCGGCACCACTTCTGATGCGCTGAAGGCGGATGTTCGCGCGCTGTACGCCGCCTTCTTGGCTGAGAACATGACCCCGGCCGGCTCGGTCTGGATCATGACCCCGACCATGGCCATGACCATCGGCATGATGCAGAACGCTCTGGGCCAGCCGGAGTTCCCTGGTATCGACATGAACGGCGGCACCTTCTTCGGTCTGCCGGTCGTCGTGTCCGAGAATATCCCGCGTCAGGCAGAGGTTGCTGGACCTCCTGCCATTCCGGCCGGTGAGCGGATCATCCTGGCCAAGGCGTCCGAGATCCTGCTCGCCGATGACGGCGGCGTGACCATCGATGTGAGCCGCGAGGCATCGCTGCAGATGGATAACGCTCCGGCCGCTGGCGCTCAGTCTCTGGTCAGCCTCTGGCAGAACAACATGGTTGCCCTGCGTGCCGAGCGCTTCATCAACTGGAAGCGCCGCCGCCTGCAGGCTGTTGGGTACATCAACAGCGCCAACTACGTGGCGTAACACTACGGGGCCGGGGAAACCCGGCCCTTTAGCCGGAGGCCGCAATGCGACTGACTGCGAAAAAAGAACTGAGGTACGCCGGGCGACAAGTTCTCGCCGGCAAAGAATTCGAGGCGACCGAGAAGGACGCCAAGATCCTGATTGCCATCAACCGCGCATGCTTGGCGGTTGATCCCATGCCCGAGGCTGAGCCCGAGCAGAAAGAGGAAGCGCCTAAAAAGCGCACCTACAAACGCCGCGACATGACGGCAGAGTGAACCGGGAGCCGCGATGAAATTTCCACTATTTGGCCGCAAGCGGGAGAACAAAGACCTGCGCCCGGCTGACAATCGCGGCAGCTGGCTAGGAATTATCCGAGAGTCGTTCGCCGGCGCATGGCAACAGAACGTCGAGGTCAAAACCGATACGGTACTGGCCTTTTCGACGGTATTCGCCTGCATCACGCTGATCGCCTCGGACATTGCAAAGATGCGCGTTCGCCTGGTTAAGCTGGCCGAAAGTGGCATCTGGGTAGAGGCAGAAAGCGGGGCATTTTCTCCCGTGCTGCGTCGCCCCAATCATTTCCAGAACCGCATCCAGTTCTATGAGGGCTGGGTGACCTCGAAGCTGACTCACGGAAACACGTATGCGCTAAAGGTGCGTGACGCGCGAGGCGTGGTGACTCGGCTCTATATTCTCGACCCTCGCCGCGTAACGCCTCTGGTTTCCGATGAGGGCGACGTGTTCTACCAGTTGAAGGTCGACAGCTTGTCGCTGGTGAGCGAGGACGTGATTGTCCCTGCCCGCGAGATCATCCATGACCGGATGAATTGCCTCTTCCATCCCCTGGTTGGTATCTCACCGATTTACGCATGCGGGCTTGCTGCGATGCAGGGGAGTGCGATCCAGAACAACTCGACGCACTTCTTTCAGAACGGCAGCAAGCCGGGCGGTGTGCTGACTGCGCCCGGGGCGATCAGTGATGATACAGCCAAGCGCCTGAAGGCCCACTGGGACGCAAATTACAGTGGCGAGAACTCGGGCAAGGTCGCCGTCCTCGGCGATGGCCTGAAATACGAAGCGATGGCCATGACGGCCACTGATTCTCAGCTGGTTGAGCAGCTGCGCTGGTCTGCGGAGACCGTCTGCTCGGTTTTCCATGTGCCGGCTTACAAGGTTGGCGTCGCGACTCCGACCTATAACAACGCCGAAATTCTCAACCAGATCTATTACTCCGACTGTCTGCAATCGTTGGTCGAGGCCATCGAGCTTTGCCTTGATGAAGGCCTTGAGCTGCCGGCGCCATACGGCACCGATTTCGACCTGGCGTCACTGCTGCGAATGGATACGACTGCACTGTACAAGTCGAACAACGAGGGCGTTGGCGGCGGGTGGATGGCCCCGAATGAGGCCAGGCGCCGCGTAGACCTCGCTCCGGTAGAGGGTGGCGACTCGCCACTGATCCAGCAGCAGAACTACTCCCTAGCGGCGCTGGCCAGACGCGACGCGCAGGCTGATCCGTTCAATGAGCCGCAGCCAGAAGCGCAGACCGAACCAGATGACGACGAAATCGAAGATCAGGCGCGTCTGTTTGCCCTGCTCATGCAAAAGGAGCTGACCATTGAACATCCGAGCGCTTGAGGCGCAGGCGAGGGCCCTGGCGCCGGTACTGCGCGGGCTGATCGACAAAGCCGTGTCAGCATTGTCGTCCCGTATCGATGATGTGGAGCGCGCGCTAAGCGAGCTTCCCAGCATTGAAAATGCAGTGAAGGAGGCCGTTGCCAGCCTGCCGCCTGCAAAAGACGGGAAAGATGCAGAGGTCGACCTAGACCAGATCGTCCGCGAGGTCGTTGCGCGGGTTCCTGCACCGAAAGACGGAGCAGACGGCCAGCCAGGCAAGAGTCTGACGCCGGATGATATTCGGCCGCTCGTGGCGGAAGAGGTAGCCAAGGCCGTTGCGGCGATCCCGAAAGCCAAAGATGGCGAACCCGGTAGAGACGGCCGTGACGGTCAGCCTGGTATTCCGGGGCGTGACGGTGTGGACGGCAAAGACGGCTTGCCTGGCGCGCACGGGAAGGACGGCAAGGATGGTGCAGACGGACTCGGGTTCGATGACCTTAATATCGAGTATGACGGCGAGCGAACCATCAGCCTGGTATTCGCCCGAGGTGAAACCGTGAAGCGCTTTGATGTAGCGATGCCGGTCGTGATCGACAAAGGCGTCTACCGCCACGACGAGAAGCATCAGCGTGGCGATGCAGTGACATACGGAGGCAGCCTGTGGATCGCGCAAAAAGATGCGCCAGGCGGAAAGCCAGGCGAGAGCGATGACTGGCGCCTAGCAGTCAAGAAGGGCCGAGACGGTCGAGACGGCCAGGCCGGCGAGCGAGGTGAGCGAGGTGCTGAAGGTCGGCCAGGGCGCGATCTGACCCAGCTCGGATTCGATGGGAGCAAAACCTGATGATGCTCGTCACGTTAGCCGAGGCCCGCGACCATCTGCGCAGCGATAGCGCGGACGATGACGCAGACCTCACCATCAAGATTCACGCGGCGAGCGGGGCAGTCATCAACTACCTGAAGTCGCCGGCCTTCATCGATGAGGCTGGTGTGATTATCGAGTCGGCCGTTCCGTTCGAAGTTAAAGCCGCGGCGCTTCTACTGATCGGATACCTGTACAAGGACCGAGACGGCGACGAGGGCGGCGAGTACCAGCAGGGCTATTTGCCGAGGCCGGTAACCGCCCTGCTTTATCCGTTGCGAGACCCGGCTCTGGCCTAGGAGGCGACATGGCTATCAAAGCCGGCAAGTTGCGTCACCGCGTGACGTTCCAGGCGCCGGGCCTCGTGCAAGACCCTGTTACGGGCGAAATGATGCCTGGCTGGACTGATTTCGCGTCCGTCTGGGCCTCGATCGAGCCGCTTTCCGCCCGCGACTTCATCGCCGCGCAGGCGAATCAGTCGGAAATCACCGCTCGGATCGTCATCCGATACCGCGAAGGCATCCTGCCGACGATGAGGATTCTGCACCGCGGCAAGGTTTACGCGATCAACGGCGTGCTGCCAGACGCTGATTCAGGGCTCGAATACATTACTTTGCCGGTCTCTGAGGGCGTTTCGCAGGGCTAAAAGGGGATCGTCATGGCTACGACCGTGAATTTTTACGAAGACGACTGCCCGGCGTGTCAGGCGCGAAAGCAAACCGAGCGCGTAATCGACATATTCGTCGCCGACTTGATGCGCGACGGTGGCCAAGCTCGGACGATTCTGCAAAGTCGAGAGGCTGAGGAAGACGAAGATGGCTGACTCTATCGAATTCAGCCTGACGGGCCTCGATTCGCTGCTCGGCAAGCTGGAATCGGTCAGCTATGACGTGAAGCGGAAGGGTGGGCGTACTGCACTGCGCAAAGCGGCACAGATCGTGGCTGAAAAGGCGAAGGAGGGCGCACGGCGGGTCGATGACTCGGCAACTGGTCGCTCCATCGCTGACAACGTCGCAATCCGCTGGAACGGGCGTCTATTTAAGCGAACCGGCGACCTTGGGTTCCGTGTCGGCATTCTGCATGGCGCTGTACTGCGCAATGGCGGCGACCTGTCCGCCAATTCCCCAACCCCGCACTGGCGCCTGCTCGAGTTCGGAACCGAGAAAATGAGGGCTCAGCCCTTCATGCGCAGCGCCTTGGCGGACAACATCAGCGCCGTGACCAACGAATTTGTGAGCCAGTACGAGCGGGCGATCGATCGTGCCATTAAGCGGGCTCAGAAAAAGGCCGCAGCAGGAGGCTAAATGTTCCCGCCAATCTTTCAAGTTGCGGCAGCCGACCCGGGCGTCACCGCGCTAATCGGAACCGGTCCAGTACGGCTATATCCGTTTGGCGAGGCGCCAGAGGGTGTGCCGCTTCCATATGCCGTCTGGCAGCTCGTAAGCGGCTCGCCGGAGAACTACCTGGCCGGACGCCCGGACATGGACGGCTTCACGCTTCAGGTCGACGTTTACGCAGCCACAGGCGCATCGGCACGCGCTGTAGGTGCTGCGCTGCGCGATTCAATCGAACTCCGCGCCCATATCACCCGATGGGGTGGCGAATCCAAGGATGAGGCGACCGGGCGTTACCGGCTTTCCTTCGATGTGGATTGGCTAACTCCGCGCTAACTCAAATCAACCCCGACAACCCGCCTCTGAGCGGGTTTTTTATTGCCCAAAAGACCCCGACGAGGAACACAAATGAGCATCCTTTCCCAAGGCACGCAGATCTACTTCAAAGACCCGGCTGATGGCAGCATCGTAGCGGTCGAGTGCGCAACAGCATTCAACCCAGGCGGAGCTCCCGCTGATCAGATCGAGGATACCTGCCTTGAGTCCAATGTCCGCACCTACAAGCGCGGCCTTCGGACTCCCGGCCAGGCATCGCTGACGGTAAACGCCGACCCACGGAACGCTTCGCACATTCGCCTTCACGAGCTGAGCGAGGACGATACTGTCGAGACCATCGAATGGTACGTCGGCTGGTCGGATGGCACCGCAGCCCCGACAGTGGCTGATGACGAGGTAACGCTTCCGACAACGCGCACCTGGTTCACCTTCCAAGGCTATGTTAGCGACTTTCCGATGGACTTTGCTGCAAACTCAGTCGTCACCACCGCTGCCACGATCCAGCGTAGCGGCGGCTCCGCCTGGATTCCGAAGGTAGTCACTCCATGAAGTTAAGCATCGAGACACTGAAGAAGGCCGGCGCGTTCTCCGGTGACCTGGTGAAGCGTACTGTCAGCTGGAGCCAGAACGGCGAGGACTTCGAGGCGGAAGTGTTCATCCGCCCGTTGTCCTACAAGGCCGTCGAGGATGTGAAGGCAGGCGAGGCCACCAGCGCCAAGCGCATCGCCGATCACATCCGCAATGAGGACGGGTCTGCAGTATTCACGGTTGAGGATATCACCGGCGAGGCGGATCCGGAGCGCGGCCCGCTGGGGCTGTCGTTGTCCAGTGCGCTGATGATGGCCATCAACGAAGTGACCTTTGGCGGAAAAAAGACGAAGAGCTGACCGCTGAAGAAGAGGTTTGGCATGAGCTGGTCCTGTCCGGGGTAGGCGGCAGGACCATTGCCGAAGCTCGGGAGCGGATCAGCTATCCGGAATTCCTGTCCTGGCTGAAATACCGGGCAAAGCGCGGGTCGCTGAACGTTGGCATGAGGGTAGAGCGCGGCACGGCTCTGCTGGCATCGCTGTACGTCAACGCGCACCGCGGGAAAGACACACAGCCGGCCCAGATGTGGGACTTTGCTCCGCACCATGATCAGCCCGTCGTTTCGCTTGATGAGGCGATGGAAAAGTGGGTTTAATGCCTAAAAAGCGGGCGGAGCTAATTTAGTGGATTTTTTTGGGCGCGGTTCAGTAGTGCTGCTTGGTCTCCTAGCAATGGGCGGTTGCGACTCGGATGCTGAGAAAGCTGAAAAGGCGTGCCAGGATGCTGGGCGCGCCTATCTCGCAACTCATGATACGGTCAAGGAGAGGCTCGCAGCCCCCGCCACTGCCGTCTTCCCAGAGCCAAGCGCTCAGGGAGTGAAGGTCGACCGTGCCAATGGCTGCAGGCAGCACGTCGAAGCGTATGTGGACGCCCAGAACATCTACGGCGCCCTTGTTCGGGCCAGGTTCTACGCTTTCGTTGAAATTCCGCCTGGCTCTGACAACTGGAAGGTCGATGCCCTAGTGTTCGACGCTAATAACCCTCCTGGCTTGATCAAGCAAGACTAGCTAGTGTGATTCATCAATAAGCCCGGCTCGTGCCGGGTTTTTTATTGCCTGGATAAAAGCTTCTTAACGCCGGATTCGATGCGGTCGAGCTGCTCGGCGTCATCCTCATACGAGCGCTCTAGCCGGTTGACGATCTCGGCATTCAGCGACCGCCGAAGGCGGCGGAAGCGATGCGCGCCGGGAAGAATGCAATGAGCGAGGACGAAGCCAAAGCGATTAGAGAGTTAAGCGCTAGCGGTAAGTCTCACAAGCAGATAGCTGATCTAGCGGGTAGAAGCTATTGGGCTGTAGCCGACGTCGTTCAACGGCGCACATATAAATGGGTGGAATAGATGGCTGGCTCAAAGTCGCTCGGCGTTTTAACTCTCGATTTGGTAGCTCGAACAGGAAATTTCGTCGCTGGCCTGGATCAGGCTGCCCGTCACTCGCAGAAGCGAGCAAAAGAGATCGAAAAGTCGATGGCCAATGCCGCCGACGCGATCAAGAATGTCGTCGGGGCGCTGGCGGTTGGCGTTTCGTTCACGCAGATCATTCGCGCAACCGCAGACCTCCAGAATGAGCAGGCCCAGCTTGCGGCCGTTCTGAAGTCGACCGGCGAGGCTGCCGGATTCAGCCAGGGCAAGCTGAATGAGATGGCCGATGCGCTAAGTCGCACGAGCATCCTCTCGGCGGGGGAAATCAATCAGGCACAAACCACGCTGCTAGCCTTTACCGGCATTGTTGGCGAGGAGTTCCCGCGGGCTCTGCAGGCTGCCGTCGACATGGCATCTCGCACTGGAATGTCAGTCGTGTCCGCATCGGAAACGATCGGTCGCGCGCTGGATATTCCATCCAAGGGTCTGGCTGCGCTAAGCAAGCAGGGCTTCCGCTTCAGCGAGGAGCAAAAGAAACTCGCCGAGTATCTGGAGTCAACAGGCCGCACGGCTGAAGCGCAGGCTCTGATCCTGCAGGCTCTTGAAGAGTCGTATGGCGGCGCAGCACAAGCAGCGCGCGACACGCTGGGCGGTGCCCTCACTGCGCTCAGCAATAGCTTCAACGATCTGTTAACTGGGGAAGACGGCGTTGATCAGGCAACTGATGCGATCAACAGCCTGACGGACACGCTTAGCGATCCTCGCATCAAAGAGGCCTTTGGCGTAATCGTCGCAGGCGTCTTCGGTGTAACTGAGGCAGTTGCGCGCGCCCTGCCATATGTTGTCGACTTCACGAAGTGGGCAGCAGAAGAGCTTGCCGTAATTGCTGGCGGCATAGGTCTGCATGACCTGGATCGATTGGAGGAAAAAGCAAGCAAGCTGCAGTCGCTGCTTACCACGATGGAATCGCGTGGCGAGACGGGTTATGCGATCTACTCAAGCGCGAAGGCCGACTACGAGAAAGTCAAAGCGCAGCTTGACCAAGCCTATGCACTTGCAGAAATGGCCGACAATCTCGGTTCCGGCAAGGGCAAAGAGGCCCCGAAGCTGAATCAACAGGCGCTGTTAAAGGAGGCTGAGGCCGCTCGAGAAAGCGCAAGGGCGCAAGAAGACGCAATCAAAGCTCGCGCCAAGGCTAGCGAGGCGATAGATCGGCAAGTCGCAGCACTCCAGCTGCAGGCCGACACTGTCGCCATGTCGTCCGATCAGGCGACGCTCTACAAGCTCCGCGTAGAAGGCGCAACAGAGGCCCAGCTCGCTAATGCAGAGGCCGCGCTGTCGGCGGTTTCGGCCTACAAGGAGCAAGCGAAGGCCATCAAGGACCTGAACGACGCTCAGGAGCAGACCAACAAGGAAGCGGTGTCGATCATCGACTCGCTGCGCACCGAAGAAGAGGCAATCCGGGAGTCCTACGAGCGCCGCCGGCAGATCATCATGGATGCCACGCTGCTTACCGCAGAAGAGCGAAACGAAGCGCTTCTCCGGCTTGAGCAGGAACACAACGAGCAGATGCTGCAGGTCAACGGCTCCTACTGGGAGCGTTACCTGGCAGCAGCGGAAGAGAACCTGCAGAACTTCGACGAGCTTTCTGGCGTCATGCTGGAGAACTTCACCGGCAGATTCGGTGATGCCTTCGAGTCGATGGTTTTCGACGCGGAGTCGCTTGGTGATGCGGTCCATGGGCTCGCTGAAGGCATGGCGCGTTCGGTCATCAATGCCCTTGGGCAAATGGCCGCGCAGTGGCTTGCCTATCAGGCCGTCCAGCTCCTTGTTGGTAAGACGACACAAAGCTCAGCGGCCACTGGCATGATTTCCAACGCAACAGCCGCATCACATCAGGCGGCTCTGAACGCCTATGCGTCGACGGCGGCGATTCCAATGGTCGGTCCAGCCATGGCGCCGGCCGCTGCCGCTGCAGCAACTGCCGCGACCGCGCCTATGGTGGCGGCGGTAAGCGCAGCTTCCCTCATGGGCATGGCCCACGACGGTATCGATTCCGTTCCTGCTACCGGCACCTGGCTGCTGGAAAAAGGCGAGCGCGTCACCACGGCTGAAACCAGCAAGAAGCTCGACAAGACCCTCGACCAGATAAAAGTGGGCGGTTCAGCTCCGCAAATCATCATTCAGGCACCGGTTACAGTCGAGGCCCAGCCGGGGGCAAGCGCTGAAGAGGCTCAAACGTACGGGCGCGAAGTGGCAGGAGCGATGACGGCCACGACCTTGAAAACAATTGAGCAAGAGTCCAGGCCGGGGGGCCTGCTTTGGAATCTGTACGGAGGCGGGCGGTAATGGAACTATTTTCGTTGTGCGTGCAAGCATCCGCGTCAGGCCAGGCAAGCTTCCGAAATCTCAGGACAGATTTCGGCGACGGCTACACCCAAGAGGCAGGAGACGGAATAAATACCAGACGCGAATCGTGGTCTGTCTCGGTAAAAGGAACGCTGGCTGGCGTTGTAGGCGAGGCAATTGAGTTCTTCGATCGTCATAAAGGCTACATGGCCTTCCAGTGGGTTTCGCCGTCGTCTGGACTGAAGTTGTTCAAGTGCCGAGAAGGCTACTCGTTACAGCATGTGGCCGGCTCGATCTACACCTTGTCCGCAACGCTTGAAGAGGTCCACGCGCCATGACGCTCTCGATAGACGTTCAGCGCCTTGAGCCCGGGCAGATCGTGACGCTCTACACCCTCGACGCCGAGGCGATTGGCGCGGAGGTGTACCACTTCCACAGCCACGACGCCGGCCCGATCAGCTTCAAGGGCGTGCAGTACGACCCGTGGCCGCTCGAGGCTAGCGGGTTCGAGATGAGCGGCAGCCGCAACCCTTCGCCGTCGCTGAAGATGGGCAACGTTGGCGGCTTCATCACGGCGCTGTGCTTGGAGTTCGACGACATGGTTGGCGCCAAGCTGACCCGTCGCCGGACGCTGGCCAAGTACCTGGATGGAATGCCCGATGCCGATCCGGACGAGGAGTTTCCACCGGAGATCTGGTTCATTGAGCAGAAGGTCGGCGAGACATCCGAGGCAGTGGAGTTCGAGCTGGCCAGCGCAATGGACTTCCAGGGCGTCCAGCTCCCGCGGCGGCAGATCATTGCCAACCACTGCCCATGGCGGTACCGGAGCGCGGAATGCGGCTACACCGGCCCGCCAGTGGCGGATGAGTACGACATCATCACGACGGATGCGGCGCGGGACAAATGCGGCAAGCGGCTTCAGAGCTGCAAGCTGCGATTCGGCGCCAATGCACCTCTTCCGTTTGGAGGATTTGCGGCCGCCGCCCTCGTGCGTTAACGCCGTTCCAATCCAACAGCCCGCCACGCGCGGGCTTTTTTGTGGGTGCAGATCATGCGACTACCAGCAGCGGCCAAGCGGCACGCCGAGGCCTGTTACCCGGCAGAAAGCTGCGGCCTCCTGATAGATGGCAAATATCGGCCGTGCCGGAACGCAGCCGCGACCCCGAGCGAACACTTCGTCATCGACCCGGCCGACTACAAGGCAGCCATGCGCGAGGGAGAGGTCCAGGCCGTGGTGCACAGCCACCCGGACTACCCGGCACAGCCAAGCGTGGCGGACAGGGTCGCCTGCGAGGAGTCTGGCCTGCCCTGGGCAATCATTCCGGTGGAGCAGGGCAAGGCGGGCAAGCACGTCTGGCTCAAGCCAGAAGGCTGGCAGGCGCCGCTGATCGGCCGAGAGTTCGTGCATGGCGTGCATGACTGCCTGTCCATCGTTCTCGACTTCTACCGGCGCGAAATGGGCGTCGACCTCGGCCACTACGAGCGCGAGGACGGCTGGTGGGATCAAGGGAAGGACTACTACCGGGAGCTGCTGCCGAGGGCCGGCTTCCGTCAGGTGAGCAACCTGCAGCACGGCGACGTTGTGCTGATGCAGATCCGGTCCCCGGTACCGAACCACGCTGGCATTTATCTCGAGTCGGGCGTGCTGGCTTCCGAGCCAGAGCACTACCCGGCCCCGCAATCAATCCTCCATCACCTCTACGGGCGCGACTCCAAGCGCGACCCGTATGGCGGCTATTGGCTGGAAAAGACAGTGAGCATCTGGCGCCATGAAACTCAAGACAATCAGGCTCTACGGAAAGCTGGGGGCTAAGTTCGGTCGCGTTCACCGCCTGGCCGTAGCGAATGCCGCCGAAGCAGTCCGCGCGCTGTGCGTGATGCTGCCTGGCTTCGAGAGCCACATGTCCAATGCGCCGGGTGGATACGCGGTGTTCTACGGCCGCGAGAATGTCGGCGCTGAGGCGCTTGGCCACCCGTCCGGCAAGGATGACATTCGGATCGCGCCAATTCCTGCAGGCGCCAAGCAGGGCGGGATATTCCAAGTTGTGGTCGGCACCGTGCTCATCGTGGCCGGCGCAGTCACGGCCAACCCGGCGCTGATGATGGCAGGCGCTGCAATGGCAATCGGCGGGGCGGTGATGATGCTCTCTCCGCAGCCAAGCGCGGCAGAGTCGGCCGACTCGGCCAACAACCGTTCCAGTTACGCATTCAACGGCCCGGTCAATACCGAGGCCCAAGGCAACCCTGTGCCGCTGCTCTACGGTGAATTGATCGTCGGGTCTGCGGTGATTTCTGGCGGCGTTTACGTTGAGGACCGGGCATGACAGCAATGATCAAGGGCGCAAAGGGCGGCAGCGACAAGCCGCGCACACCGAAGGAGTCGCCCGATAGTCTGGTCAGCATCGCCTATGCCCGCCTGATCGACCTAATCTCCGAGGGCGAAATCTACGGGCTTGTCAACGGCTCGGCGTCCATCTACTTGGACGAAACTCCGGCATCGACCAGCGGCGGCTCGTCCTTCAGCGGCTTTAGCTGGGAGCAACGTACCGGCAGCCAGGATCAGCCTTACCTGGCCGGCTTCCCGCAGGTCGAAAACGAAATCAGCATCGGCGTTGAGATGCAGGCCTCTGCGCCCTGGATTCGCTCGGTCACCAACCCAGACCTTTCCGCGGTGCGCATCAACTTCGCCGTGCCGCGCCTGGTTAAACAAAACGCAAGCAACGGCGATACCACCGGTTACCGCGTCGAGTACGCCATCGACGTAGCGGTCGGCATGGCCGCCTACCAAGAGGTGCTCAAGGGCGCCTTTGATGGAAAGACTTCGGGCGGCTATGAGCGCTCGGTGCGCATCGATCTTCCGGCAGGCGCCGGCGGCTGGCGCGTACGCGTGCGGCGCCTGACCCCGAATAGCACGACGTCAACCATCGCAGATACGGTCAACATCAAGTCGTTCACCGAGATCATCGACGCCAAGTTCCGCTATCCGAACTCGGCCATCGTTGGCGTCTCGTTCGATGCAGAAACGTTTGGCGGATCGGTGCCGCGCCGTGGCTACCATGCCCGCGGCCGGATCATTCGCGTGCCGAGCAACTATAGCCCGGAAACTCGCACCTACACCGGTATCTGGGACGGCACGTTCCAGCTGGCGTACAGCAACAACCCGGCGTGGGTGTACTACGACCTGCTGCTGCATCCTCGCTATGGCCTGGGTGACCGCATCGATGCAAGCCAGGTGGACAAGTGGGGGCTGTACCAGATCGGTCAGTACTGCGATCAGCTGGTCAGCGACGGCCAGGGAGGTATGGAGCCGCGCTTCGTCTGCAACCTCTACCTGCAGAAGCGCGCTGATGCCTACAAGGCGCTGCAGGACATCGCGGCAGTGTTTCGCGGCATCACGTATTGGGGCGCCGGCCAGGCGATCGTCTCGGCCGATATGCCAGCTGACCCGGTCTACACCTACACCAACGCCAACGTCAAAAACGGCAAGTTCAGCTACAAGGGCAGCAAGCGCAGCACCCGCTACAGCGCCGTTCTGGTTGGCTGGAACGACCCGTCCGACATGTACCGCCAGAAGGTCGAGTACGTACAGGATGACGACGCTATAGCTCGTTTCGGCGTCCAGACTGCCGAAATCACGGCGCTCGGCTGCACCTCGCAGGGCCAGGCGCAGCGCGCCGGCCGCTGGGCGCTGCTGACAAACCTGCTTGAGACGGAAACGGTCACGTTCTCTGTCGGGCTTGACGGTATTCGTGCACGTCCAGGCCAAATCATTCGAGTGGCTGACAATGCTCGGGCGGGGCGTCGTATTGGCGGCCGACTGAGCGCTGCAACGGCGACCGTCATCACCGTGGATAAGGTCGAAGGCGTGCAGAGCGGCGACGAGCTGACCTGTATTCTTCCGAGCGGCGTCGCGCAGACCCGCAGCATCGTCGCGGTAGACGGGCATCAGCTGACCGTCGCGCCTGCATTCGACGCAGCGCCTGTCGCGCAGAGTGTGTGGGCTTGGGAATCGACCAGCCTGGCGGCCCAGCGCTACCGGATTGTCAGCATCGCCGAGTCCGGTCCGCTGGAATATGCCATCACGGCGAGCAAATACGTCGAGGGCAAGCACGCCGCAGTCGACAGCGGGGCGATCATCAGCCAGCGCCCGATCACGGCAATCCCTTCAAGCGTGCAGACTGCTCCGACGAACATCCGCGCCATAAGCGACTGGATGATCGAACAGACCATGGCCGTCACCACAATGACGATCCTTTGGGATGCTGCGCCAGGTGCCACCCGCTACGACGTGGAGTGGAAGCGCGGCGACGGGGCCTGGGTGTATGCAGGGCGCGTTGGTGGCACGGAGATTGACGTGGTCGGCATCTACGCCGGTACCTACCAGATCCGCGTCCGCGCACTGAACAGTCTGGATGTGACGAGCCCTTGGGGCTACAGCGAGGCGATCGATCTGGCCGGCAAGGCCGGAACGCCGCCCGCGGTGGCTTTCCTGAATGCGGTGCCAGAGGTTTTCGGTATTCGCCTTGAGTGGGGATTCCCAGCTGGGGCAGAGGACACGCTGCGCACCGAGATTCAGTACAACACGTCGCAAAGCGAAGAGAGCGCGCTTCACCTTGGCGACTACGCCTATCCGGCCAACACGCACACCATGACCGGATTGGCAGCCGGCGTGACGTTCTGGTTCCGGGCTCGCCTGGTCGACCGGACTGGCAACATCGGTCCGTGGTCTGACTGGGTAATGGGGCAGTCCAGCGCTGACGCGACGGCGATCCTCGAGTACATCGCCGGACAGATCACCGAAACCGAGCTAGGACAGAACCTTCTTGATCGCATCGACCTAGTCGACGGTGACGGCCCCGGCTCGGTAAACGAGCGCATCGCCGAGGCCGTATCCGAGGCCGTGGATGCACTGGCCTATGATCCGGACGCAACCTATGCCGAGGGCGATACCGTGCGTGGCGGCCCGAATGGGCGCCGGCTGTACCAGGCGCTGCAGGCCGTCCCGGTCAATACGCCTCCGCCGAACTCAACCTATTGGCTCGACATCGGCAGCGTGGTGGAAACCGCTAACGGCCTGGCCGCCCAGGTTCAGCAGCACACTGTTGCGATTAGCGATATCGACGGGAAGGTAACCTCGCAGGCGTCGTCTTTAGAGGCGCTTCAGGCTACCTACCGAGACGATGACGGAGAGGGTGAGCTGGCGGATGCGCTGCGGGGCGCCGAAGCAACTGCCATGTTCGCGCAAGAGGTGCGCACCCGCGCAAGCGAGGACTACGCACTTGTCGAGCGGATCACCCAGCTGAAAGCCACTGTTGACGACGAGATCGGCGCTTCCATTACCGAGATCGAGCGCGTCATAGCGGAGGAATTCAGCGCGGTCGCTCAGACGACGCAGCAGCTGCAGTCTTCAGTGGGGCAGAACTCGGCGGCTATTCAAACTACGCAACAAACAGTAGCCAACTTGAATGGCGATCTTTCCGCGATGTACTCGGTGAAGCTGCAGCTGACCCAGGATGGCAAGTACTACGCCGCCGGTATGGGGCTGGGCATTGAGAACACCCCGAGCGGCATGCAAAGCCAGGTGCTGTTCCAAGCGGATCGGTTCGCGGTCATCAACGTGGCAAACGGGCAGATCACCACGCCGTTCGTGATTCAGGACGGGCAGGTGTTCATGAATAGCGCGGTGATCAATCAAGCCGACATCGTCAACCTGATTGTGACGGGCGAGTTGCGGTCGGGGGACTACGTCGCCGGGCAGCAGGGGATTAGGATCAACTTCGTGACAGGGGCGTTTGAGATGAATGCGACAGTTCCAGGACAGGGGAGAACTGTTATGACGAATCGGGCCACAAAAGTTTATGACGCGAACAATGTGTTGCGGGTGCGGCTGGGGGATTTGACGGCGTGAGCTTCGGTCTAGAGGTCTACGACCAGGCGGGGAATGTCCAGTTTGAACTAGGGAAACGGTACTTTGGTAGCACAGGTGAAATTACACTCCCTGCCACCACAAGCCAGTATGGCGGGACAACAGCGACTACGCTGTCTATTCCTGCATATACTGGCTTCAAGTTGTGGGCAATGAACTCTCCTGCGTCTACGTGTTATGTGGAATACGCATCAGAAACTACCGTAGTGGTCTACAGTTATCGCTATTATGTAAGTCGCAATAACTACAGAACGAATCCCGTTACCATTTACTACGGAATTTTCATATGAGCTTTGGGATTGAGGTTTATAATGAGGAAGGGGTTAACGTAGTTCCTAAACTACCGCTGTATAAGTATGACACGCCCCTCATTCCGTGCCCAAGTCGGACGGTTGGGGTCACGCGGGTGTGGACCATTCCGGCAAGTTACTTCCAGACTAGAGGCTCTTTGCTCGCTCTGAGGTTGCCGGAAAACGAATGGTATAATTGGAACATGTCTAGTGGAAATCTAGATTTCTATTCATACTACGGATCAACTTATCAACCGCAGCCTAGCTTCCGAGTAGTGTCTCCCTCTAACCCAGTACCAAAACCCGGTTATGGCTTGCAGGTTTATGACGAGGTGGGTAATGTACTTTTGGATTCTGATACCGAATTGGTTAAATTCGCGTCCTCTGACCTTTTTGTAGGGACCGTGAGGTCTGACTCTCCCTCCCCCATCCATATCGGCAGCAACTCCACTGATAACGGTTATATTATGCTGCAAAGCTTAATAGGCGGTATAGATAGCATAGATGCAGGGGAGGACCTTTGGACGGAGATAAGGGTGGATATAATGAGGGTGGGAAGAAGTTACTATGCCCGCCTATACTATGCCACCGACCCACATGGGCACTACCCCTCTTTCATAACTACAACTCTTCGCCTGAAAGGCGCATTCGCTGACTAGGTGTAGTTCCTACGCGCGGCCTATACGTAACATCAACCTCGGAACGCCGCCAAGCGGCTCAGTACCAACCCGCCACGAGCGGGTTTTTTAACGCCCGGAGAAACCCATGCCCTGGTATTCCCAAGGACAAGTGGCCGTCACGGCCAATAGCGCAACGGTGACCGGTACCGGCACGGCCTTTTCGGCCAATGCCCGTGTCGGCGACGCCTTTCGTGGCCCTGATGGCCGCTGGTACGAAATCACCAATATCGCCAGCGCGACCGTCCTGTCGATTCGCCCGAACTATCAAGGGGCGACAGCGAGCGGACAGGCATACGCCATCGCGCCGATGCAAGGCTACGTCAAAGAGTCGGCTGACCGGCTGCGGCAGCTTGTAGATCAGTACGGGTCGCAGCTTGCGGCACTTCAGCCCTGGGCTACGTCACCAACAGCAGCCGCGGCACGCGAGGCGCTCGGCACCAACGACGCCGCGAACCTGACGGCTGGCCTGCTCAGTGTTGAGCGTATTCCTGCGACGCTCACGCCTGATAAGGCGTTCAGGCGCGGCAACATCCTTGGCACCGTCTCCCAATCCGGCGGCGTGCCCACGGGCGCAATCATCGAGCGCGGCAGCAATGCCAATGGCTCTTACTGGCGCTATGCAGGCGGGATGCAAGTATGCCTGACCGCGCGTAAAGCTCGTCCCGCAGCAGGCGGGGCGCTCCAATTCCCTTGGCCTGCCACGTTTTCCGGGAACCCTGCGACGGCTGTTAGCGTGATCCCGTATTTTCAATGGGAGACCGTGTTCGGGCACTACGGCGAGCCTACGGCGGGACTTTGTTACTTCAACTCTGCCGGGTCTGAAGAAAACATGGCGTACATGTTAGGTATTGGACCCTGGAGCTAAGGAATAATCATGCACATCACACTATCCCCCGTCCGCATGGACGAAACCTTGAGCGCCTCCCTGGCTGGCGACGTGCTGACCCTGAACGGCGATGCCTTCGACTTCGGCCCGCTGCCCGAAGGTGCAACCCTGCCTGCTGAGGCCATCGCATCCGACTGGATCACCGGCCCTGTCTCGCGCATCAATGGCGAGCTGCACCTGACCCTGCGCCTGCCGCACGGGCCAAACCCGCCGCAGGCGGTGGCGTTCCCTGCGCCGCTTACTGTGCTGGGAGACGGCCCGATCCCGCTGCCGTTCGATCCTAAGCCGGAAGTCATCGAAAACCCTGTAGTAGCGGAGGCGTCCGTATGACCATCAACTGGAGCCAATTGAAAACCGCGGAACAGAAGGCAGCGGAGGCAGAAGCAGCCGAGCGAAAGCGCGTCAACGCAGAATCTAGGGCGTATCTTTTGTCTACCGACTGGTATGTGGTCCGCATGCAGGAGACTGGCGTGCCCATACCGGACGACATCCTGCTTGCCCGCCAGGCTGCAAGGGATCACGTGGTGGATTAAGGGTAAGCCCTATTCAAGTCCATCTAATAGCCCCGCCAGTCGGGGTTTTCTTTTGCCTGAAGGATTACTCATGACCCTATCTGAAATCCGGGAGCGAGCCATAGCGCCCGCTCTCGCGACCCGCTTTGCCTGGAGAAAACTATGACCCTCGGGCAAAAACAGCGTGCGTTCACTCAGATGATCGCGCGGTTGATCGACTTCGCCTATGCGAATGGCTACGAGCTGACATTTGGTGACGCCTACCGCGACCCGCGGGTACACGGGGCCGTTGGGGAGAAGAAGTCGTACAGTTCGGCAGTCTCCTTGCACAAAGAGCGCTTGGCTGTTGACTTCAACCTGTTCAAAGACGGCAAGTACATGACGGCCAGCGAGGATTACCGGGAGCTTGGTGAGTTCTGGGAATCGATCGGTGGTACCTGGGGCGGGAGGTTCAACGACGGCAACCACTTCTCGCTCGAACACGGTGGGCGCAAATGACCGCCTGGCTGAAGTTCGTCCCCGGCTGGGTCTGGCTGCTTGCCCTGGCTGTTGTAGCCGCTGGGCAGCAGATCCGGGTGCTATCGGCGCAGTCTGTAGCCTCGAAGGCACAGGCGGACCTAGCCACCTACCGCACCGAAGTCAGCGAGCGCGACCGCCGCGCTGCGCTGTTCGTCATTCAGGAAAATCAGCGGCGCCAGGCCGCGACGGAGAAAGCAGATGCAGAGGCACAGGAACAACTGGCTGCAGCGCGTACTGATGCTGAGCGCGCTGGTAGTGCTCTTGAGCGCCTGCAGCAGCGCCTCGCAGCAGCTGAGCAGCGCAGTCGTGACGCCGGCAATGCCATCACTGCCCAGCTCAGCCAGGCAGCCGAAGACGCCGCCCGAGTGCGAGCCGACGTGCTCGGCAGGGTTGGAGAGGCTGCTCAACTCTATGCTGGAGTCGCCGACGAGCGGGGAATAGCTGGGTCTGCGTGCGAGAAAGCGTATGACGCAGTGAAGGGGAATTAGATTTGCCCGGACGGGCTGAGATAGGGGAAATTCCTTCCCCAAAACGCAAACGTAAGTGTTTGATTCTGTTGGCGCGTGAGATTGCGCAAAAGAGCGGATTTTTGAGCGTGGAAAATGGCCGAAAGCCGCGCGGCACTAGGCGTTGAGCCTGATTCGTGCGGCGTCCCAGGCTTTGATTCCGTATAGGCACAACCGCTGATCGGGTTCGGACATGGGCGACTCTCCAAG